GGCCGATGTAAACATCTTCTGTTTCTCTATATCTATTTATTACCGTTGGAAGTTTCATATTTGCTCCTAATAATTAATTGAATGAGTTAGCGTTTTAACGTGCGCTACCACGTGTTACTAGAATGGAATGTTATCAAAGCCATCATCACCTACCATGCTTGGTAGTGGAGTGATCATTGGCGCAACGTACAATTCTTCAAGGTGTACCTCATGCTTGACCATAGCCAAGTATTCTTTGCTAGCGTATGTTTCATTGAGGAAGTTATGTACATCATGTACAATGACAGTACCATCTTCCTCGATGTCAATGATCTCAAGACACCATTCATCACATACCGCACACATTGCACCAACGCGGATGGTATCAGACTCGTACGTATCAAGCTCCCAAGTCATTTCAATGACCCCTTGCTCAGTAAGTCTGTACACGTCTTGTGGCAACAGCTTGGCAAGAGCAGCCTCGCTAGTTTTGATGTGCACAGTTACGATGATAGTAACGAAGATGATAAGTGAAGCTAAGATAACAGTTGATGCTAAGATAAGGTCTAAGTTGTTCATAATTGTATTCCTATTAGTTTTGTTGTGTGATTGAGTTGGTGTTTTAACGAGCACCACCTCGGTTGATTAGAACGGGATGCCATCATCCCACTCTGCCATAAGATCAAGTTTGTGCTGCTCCATCTTTTCCTCTATTACTAAAGGTGATGGTACAGCCTCGCCCGACCAATCGTCACCCACAAGCAGGAAGATTCTACGATCATCTAGCTTAGTGATGTACGTTTGCATCTGTTCGAGTTGATCGTCACACTCTGTATGCTTTAACAGAATGTTCATTTCGATCATTTCGATGTGTATGAATTCTAGTTCTTGTGCTTTGTTCATGAGTATATTCCTAGTTGATTGATTGGGTTGGTGTTTTAACGAGCACCACCTCTGTTGATTATACGATCTTGGCATTAAGAGCAATGATCTCGTCGTTGTACGCTTTGATCATTTCAACCAAGTGGCTTTTAAGGCAAGCAGGCGCAGTGCTAAGTTTAGCAGTATCACGCTCGATGTAAGTGCGAAGACGAGCAATGCGCGTCAGTGCGATTGCGATGTATGCAGGCACTTTGCTTGGCTTGATAACCTTAGTAGCACGCACTTTCTTAGCAACGGCAGCATAGATAGCACGAGCTTGCTTAACAGTCTTTAGCTTACGAGCACCAGTCTTAGTGTTGACAACTAGCACGGCTTTATGTGCTTGTTTCAACGCGGCAGCAAGACGCACGCGGTAAGGTGTAGCCTTGTCAGCAATGCGAGCCATCTTGTGTGCTAGAGTCATGATGTTGCTGATAGTAAGTTTAGTGAACGTGTAGTTAGCGATAGTGTGAGTAGTGTTCATGGTGTATCCTCTTGAGTTAGTTAGTGAGTCAGTGTGACCCAATTCGCAAAAGAGATATATCTGGGCGCAGCCCACCAAGCACACAGCTTTATCGTGTGCGCGTGTTGTGTCGAGTGAGGCACGAACGAGATGCCCCTATGGGGGACATAATGTATTTGTTTGTAGGGAGGGAGGTGTACCCTCGCATCTACTACCCCTTTAAACTTCGTTTGGTAATCCCATGTTCATCCTCTGACGTACGTAGTCTTTTCCTTGGTAACAAGGGTGCAGAAGGGTCTTTACTATATAAGTGAGCCAAACTCAGTGTTATTAAAATAATATTTTTTATAACAAAAAGTTATTTAGGCTAGTCCATGTATTATGTAAAGGAGGGAAGCAAGCAATCACAACTTGCTCCCCAGTGCGTTTCAACAACAAGGAATATTATTCGAAGGTAGCGTAATCCAAGGATGGTACGATAGTGGTAGCATCTGCATCACAGATAGCGCCTTCTAACGGTACGAGAACTAAGTCTTTATTACGATCAAGACTACCTGCTGATACAGGTGTAAATGTAAGGACTTGGCCATCAGCGTCTACAGTGTCTACTGTAACAGCTAGTAATTCACCTACTGTTACTGAACCGAATACGTCTGAGGATGATGCACGCTCGCCAGCACATACGCGCAACATTTGGTTTGCGTAATATGTTTGACCAGCAACATAACCTTTACCACCATCTACGACACCCCATGCGTCTGTACTACCAGCAGCGTAGTCATTTTTGATTGTAGCTAAGTTCTTGTTACCATGAATTTTACTGAACTTTTGTACGATACCAACTTCTTTATTCATAACCCAGGGAGCACCTACACAACGTGATGTGAATAAGGCCATTTTGTCTGGGTCGTTGGTAGAAGTATTGTCATCATACGTAGAATCTGTTACACGGACGGTTACAGCTTTCCAAGGGTCAGGGCGTTGGTAGAACGTGTCTGTTGCACCTTGCGCACCACTTACTGATGCGTAGTCACCAGAGCCAGCACCAGCCTGATTTAGTTCAAAGTCAGCACTTTGGAGCATAGAACGATTTACTTCAACGATGCCTAATGTATTAATTTCTGCCATTGTATTATTTCCTATTTAATGGTTAATTTGTCTTACTATATTGAGATTTTGCTAGGTATTAGCGGTGTTTACAGGTGAGGTTCAATATCATACACGTTTAACCAGCACCTTCTGAGGGCGCTGAGGTTTCGTCTGATGATGTACTCGTCTGCTTGTTGCCTGCTTGTGGCTTAACAGCGTCTTCTGCTGCCTTCTTACGTGCTGCGAGCGCATCTTCTAATTCCTTCTGCATGTTTTCTGATGACTTACGGCCATCTACGTCTAAACCATACTGTTTTGCTTGAGCTTCAATACGCTCTTTAGCTAATGCCTCACGTTCTGCTGCATGTTCTTTCTCCCATGCGTCGATGCGTTTGTAAGTATACCCAATGACTTCTTTAAGGAAGGCCATTTTTAGTGGGTATTTACGGCAATAGTTAAATGAAGCACATAATGCTTGTCGTAAGCCACCTAGTGACCGTTGTTTGTCTTTAGGCATGTCTGTAATGTCTAGACGTGCGGGACGTTTGATTTCACTCATCGTCTTTTCCTTCTACTATAGTTAATTTTACTTGATTTCTTAAAACGGTCTTGGGCTAATCCCATCGAACCAGTTGAGTTACCAATTTGTCCACCCCACTCCTCAAAGAATGCAATGTTTTCGTCGGTATGTTTCTGTTCCATACGAACCTTCTCGTTTACTGAGATACGTTCAACATGGAATCTGCATGCTCCTTCTAATGCGTCCATACAATCGTCATGGATTAAAGCTCCACGTTCGGTTGTAATCTTTGACATTTGATGGAACATCTTGTAAGACTCTCGTTCATCAAGTGGATGCTTTGCTGTACTTTGTACATCATAGTCAATCACATCTTCATGTATGATAAGTCTATGCCTACCCATTATTGGTTCGAGTGTGTCAATAATACGTAATTCTTTCTGTCCTGATACCCATATATCTTCAATGGCAGGACAATGGTTTCTACCCCACTCTTTATACGAAGTTAATAGCACTGGTCGCCATGCTGCTGCGAATGCACCATTACCAAAGTTCTTCTCGACATCAATCTTGTTTACACGATGCTTGAATGCGAGCTGACTTAACTTGTTATAGTTTTCAGGGTTGTAGCCACCTTTGAGCTTTAGTACCTCTGGTATGAATATATAACCATGTAGTAAGTATGATACAACTGCAACTGTCTCGTCACCGTTATCACCACCACCTGCTGTATCTACATACATATACCTTGCTTCGTAATCATACATCTCTGTTGATACGGTGAAGGGTCTATAGAAGTCAGGTCTACATGAGAATCTACCAGTTACATCAATTTTGTTAGTAGGACTTGGCATCCACGTTATTTCGCCAGGTGCTTTGTCTAACCCAAAGTTCATAATGATTAGGTTCTTAGTCTTTAACGGATGCCTATTCTCGTCTGATAACGTAGTGTTAAGCATGTGTTGTAAGTTAAAGTAAGCTGCGCCTTGATCTCGTTCTTTGGCTACTAATGCGTCTTCATCTAAGATTACAGGGTCAGTAGGTTTACCACGGTCGCCATCAAGACCTCCACCGATACAGTTAGCTGGGGTATCCATCATCTGTTCAATGTAAGGTGCTAGTGTGTCACCGTAATGTACTGCCTCTTCTTTTGTTGGTACACGACCTGTCCATACTCTGATTATATAACCACGAGCAGGTAGGTTGTTATAGATACTATCTACAGTCTGTGGTGTACCTAAGTACATGATTCGACCACGTTGACAGATAGATGTGAAATCTTTTGATAAATGTTCTAGTGCTTGTCGTTGTGTTTCTGTTGTACCATTCTTAGACGACTCGATGTCATCAGGGATAAGTAAGTCAGCACGTCTACCTTGCATGTTGGCTGTGATACCAATACACGCAATAGATGGTGACTTCTCTGCACCTTTAAGCATCCAATGAATATCGAAGGCTTTTGATGATGCACGATCACCATGTTGGCGATCAGGTCGTAGACATTCTAAGATGTCCCAATTCATAATGATCTGGATAACCCAGTTAGCAATCTCTGCTGCAACTTCACTACCTGCTGAGATAATTAATATACGATGTTTACAATCATGTATTAACTGCCATACAGCGAACATAGCTACAATCGTTGACTTTGCTTGAGATCGTTGTGCTTGAATCATGCCGAAGCGCACTTCTGACTGTAGGAATCTACCCATGTCGATCTGTAAGTCTGAGCATTGGAAACCCATAAGCTCTGTCATACAGTCGTACAGGAAGTCCTCAAACAACGCATAGTGTGATCGTAGTGCTTCTACTTCA